AAAAGACTTTGGGGTAATAACGAGAGAATGGAATACGGTGCTGTAGGTTTTGAAGCCGCATACAAAGCTCGAGAAGCTGAAATATTATCTGAAGAATTAGAAACAGTTGCCAATTTAGGGTATGATTAGAATAATACTCCAATAAATATCGTCCTAAACAAAGGACATTAGATATGACAACACAGACTAAATCAGAACGTGATGCTATCATTAAAAGGGCATCCGAAGACGCAAGGCGTCACATTGAAGAACTAAATGCAGGACCAATGAAACATACAATCCGTAAACGTGAACGATTAGAAGCAAAGCAATCAAGGCGTAGATAAAGGTTGACATATTTGTTTATATAGTATATACTTTAAAGTATATTCAATAAGGAGTTATGTGTGCTACCAAAACTATTAGTCGTTGGACATGGACGACACGGCAAAGATACTGTATGTGAGATGCTAGAAGCATATGGTTATACATTTCAGTCATCAAGCAAATTTTGTTCAGAACTTTTTATCTTTAACGACCTAAAAGACAAATACGGGTATGCTGACGAAGATGAGTGTTATGCAGATCGGCATAATCATCGTACTGAATGGTATAATATGATACACGATTATTGTAAAGATGATCTAGCACGTTTAGGACGTAACCTATTTGACAAGCATGATATCTATTGCGGTCTACGCAACAAACGTGAGTTTTTTGCAATGCAAAATGAAGAAATTTTTGATTGTGCTATATGGGTTGACCATTCAGATCAGTTGCCTTTAGAAAGTTATAAGTCTATGAGTATTGAACAATGGATGTGTGATTACACTATTGATAACAATGCTACAATTGATCGCTTAGAAAAGAATGTTGATACACTAATCAAAACAATATTTAAAAATCGGGGATTAAGTCTCCCTGCTTCCAAACAACTCCATCTTTTTGCATAATACGCTGGCAGTTAGCACAAATAGTTTTTAAATTACTTGGACGACAGTTATTTAAATCACCGTCTATATGGAACACATTAAACTGTGCCAAGTACTTAGATTTAAATCCGCATTTTTGACAAACTGGTTTCTTTATATAGCCGGCTTGTTTCCATTTAGGTATTCCGTGATTGGCTCCATTGCGCAAACATCGCCCACACATTTTTCTGTAATAGGTTTTTCCGTCCTTTTTATAATTTATTGCCGCTGGACGTTGGCCGCATTTGCATAATGGTCGCATACTGTATTTAGCCTAGCCTTTTTGGTGCCTTTTTCTATGGTATTATACATACCTTTTCTTTCTTTGATGGTAAATACAAGTAATAAATTGACCCAATCCATAGGAGAATTAGAATGGCATTATCATCACCCGGAGTACAGGTTAGCGTAGTAAACGAGAGTTTTTACACACCCGCTGAACCAGGTACAGTTCCAGTAATATTTTGTGCAACAGCACAAGACAAAAAAAATGCTTCAGGGACAGGCACAGCATTAGGTACACTAGCGGCAAACGCTGGTAAGCCATATTTAATGACTTCACAACGTGACTTAGCTGAAACATTTGGCGATCCAACTTTTAGAGTTGACGCAAACAACAATCCAGTACACGGATCAGAATTAAACGAATACGGCTTACAAGCGGCATATTCATTCTTAGGTGTAAGCAACAGAGCATGGGTAGTAAGAGCACCAATTGACTTGGCACAGTTAGAGCCAAGAGCAAGTGTTCCAACTGCTGATCCAACCGCAGGCACATATTGGTTAGATACTACTACTTCATTGTATGGTATCCAAGAATGGAACAATGCGGCAATTACAGTTACAGGCGGACAGAGCTTTACTAATAAAACACCATTAGTATTAACAAATGTTAACCAAGTAACTGGGTCATTAAACGCTCCAGGTGCACCTTTAGCATCAGTAGGACAAATAGGCGACTACGCAGTAGTTGCAATTAGTAAGCTAGTAACAATTTGGTACAGAGCAGCCGACGGCGATTGGGTTGAAGTTGGTAGCGATGATTGGAAAGATAGTTGGCCAGCAGTTACTGGTGCAACAGCAAATCCAAGCGTAAGTGCAGGTACATTAACATTAAATGAAACTATTGTTACTGTAACAAACGGACAAACATTAGCTGAAATAGTCGTAGCAATTAACGGATTAGGTATTTCAGGAATACGTGCCGCGGCAGTAGATAATAGACTAGCATTATACAGTGATGGTTCAGTAAGTGGTGCAGATAGTACACAAGCTGGTCCAGTAGTTTTAGCACCAGGTAGTGCAAATGACGAAAGTGTATTAACAGCATTAGGTTTAACAGCTGGTAGTTATTATCCACCAGCATTACAAATTAGTAAGCATACACAAATTCCAACAGACTTTAAAGTTACTTCAGGCGCAACTGGTAGACCAACTGGTAGTGTTTGGTTAAAAACAACTGAGCCAAACTTAGGTGCTCGTTGGAGAGTAAAACAGTGGAACACTGAAACAAGACTTTGGGACGGTATTGAAGCACCAATGTTTAGTTCTGCACAAAATGCAATTTTAGAATTAGACAGAACAGGTGGCGGTGAAAACTTGCAACTTGGCAATATGTTTGTATTAACAAACGTTGCAGGAGATACATTACCAATTGCAACATTTAGATTGTACAGACGTAGTGCATCAGGCGCAACAGTAATTAAAACAAGCGTGTTTGAAGCAAGTTCTTTTTCAGCAGGAACATACAACTTGACACTTCAGTCAACAGCACCAGGTAGTGCAGACTTTAGTAACTTTGCGGCAAGTACTATTGCTGTAACAATGTCAGGTAGTGAAACAGCGGCAGAACAAGCGATTGCTTGGGCAACAGCAATTACAAGTGCAGGTATTGCAAACGTAAGTGCAGAAGTTGACGCAGAAAACAAAGTTATTATTAAGCACTCAAAAGGTGGAGAAATTAAACTAACAGATGGTAGTGGCGCGGCAGCTTCATTAACACTATTAGGTATTTCACCATACGTAGATGCAAACACAGGTACTGACTATGTAAGTTACGAGCCAGGAACAGATTCCGGCACAACTCCTTCAGTGTACAGAGCAAGTAATTGGTCAGCATTGAATTACACAGCAAGTGCTAGTGCGCCAACTGCTACAGCGGCAGATGGTCAGTTATGGTACAACTCAATTGTTGATCAAATGGACATTATGATCCACAATGGTACAACTTGGGTAGGTTACCAGTACAGCGGAGACGAAGCTATTAACTTTGGTGACGCGGCTCCTTACTACTCAGCAGTAACTTCAGACAAAACTGATCCATTAGGACCACTTGTTAGTGCAACACAACCAACTAAACAGTCAGATGGTTCTTTACTAGCAAATGGCGATCTTTGGATTGACACAAGTGATTTAGAAAACTTTCCAATGATTTACAAATACAGAAAAGCAACTGATGTTTGGGAATTATTAGATAAATCAGATCAAACTACAGAAAATGGTGTACTATTTGCAGATGCAAGATATGGTACAAGTGGTGCGCTTGGTTCAACAGCAGGGTCAATTAAAGACTTGCTAACTAGCAACTACTTAGACCCAGATGCTCCAGATCCAGCACTATATCCACAAGGTATGATACTTGTTAACACACGTAGAAGCGGATTCAATGTTAAGAAATTTGTTAAAAACTACATCACAACTGGCGATAAGAATTTACGTCATAAAGATGAACAAATGACAAATTACAATAAAGATCGTTGGGTAACTGAATCAGCTAACCAAATTGATGGTTCAGGTAGCTTTGGACGTAATGCACAGCGTAAAGTTGTTGTACAATCGTTACAAGGTATTGTTAATAATAACGATGAGATTAGAGATGACGAAGCACGTATCTTTAACTTGATTGCATCACCAGGATATCCAGAACTAATTGGTGAAATGATTAGTCTAAACTACGATAGAGGTTTAACAGGCTTTGTAGTTGGAGATGCTCCAATGAGACTAAAACCAGATGCAACTTCATTAAATGAATGGGCAACTAACGCTAAGTTATCAGCAGAAGATAATGATGATGGACTTGTAAGTAAAGATGATTATTTTGCAATATTTTATCCAGCAGGATTTACAAGTGACAACTTTGGTAACAACGTTGTAGTTCCAGCTTCACACATGATGCTAAGAACTATTGCACTAAGTGATCAAGTTTCTTACCCATGGTTTGCACCAGCAGGTACAAGACGTGGCGGAATTACAAACGCATCAGCAACTGGTTATATTAATAGCGAAGGCGAATTTACAACTGTTGCACTAAACGAAGGACAAAGAGATACATTATATGCACAAGGCGTTAACCCAATTACGTTTATTACAGGTGCAGGACTTGTTAACTTTGGACAGAAAACTAGAGCAAGAGGTAATAGTGCATTAGATAGAATCAACGTAGCACGTTTGGTTATCTACTTACGTAGTCAGCTAAACACACTTGCTAAACCATATATCTTTGAACCAAATGATAAAATCACACGTGATGAGATTAAACAGCAAGTTGAAAGTTTACTTCTTGAGCTTGTTGGTCAAAGAGCCTTGTATGACTTCTTAGTTGTATGTGACGAAACAAACAATACTCCAAGCAGAATTGATAGAAACGAACTATATGTAGATGTTGCTATTGAACCTGTTAAAGCAATTGAGTTTATTTACATTCCGCTTAGATTGAAAAATACAGGCGAGATATCAGGACTATAAGATGATAAATACTTTTAACTTAGGAGCATATTAAATGGCAATTTCAACACTTTCAAAAATTACAGTGCCTTTAGCGAGCGGTGACTCCGCTAGTACCCAAGGCTTGTTGATGCCAAAGCTCCAGTACCGCTTTAGAGTGTCGCTGGAAAACTTTGGTGTAAGCACACCGACTACAGAACTTACTAAACAAGTAATTGATGTAACTCGACCAACAGTGGCATTTGAGCCAATGGAAATACATGCTTACAACTCAAAAGCATACTTAGCTGGTAAGCACACATGGTCACCAATTACATTAAACTTACGTGAAGATGTAAACAATGCAGTACAAAAACTAGTAGGCGAACAGTTGCAGAAGCAATTCGACTTTTACGAGCAGTCAAGTGCGGCAAGTGGACAAGATTATAAATTTACAACACGTATTGAGATCTTGGACGGTGGTAACGGTGCTAACACTCCAAACGTATTAGAAACTTTTGAACTATACGGTTGTTTTGTAACAAATGCTAACTACAATACATTAGCATATAGTAACAACGAACCAGTAACAGTTACATTAGAAATCCAATACGATAACGCAATCCAAACACCTTCAGACACAGGTATTGGAACGCAAGTTGGACGTACACTAGGATCGCTAATTACAGGCGGCGGCGCATAAACAAGATTTAATTAAAATCTACAATATTAAAAAGGGTAGCAAGAAATTGTTACCCTTTTTTATTATCTACGCATATAATTCATCTGGATAAATATTAGTATGGCACTAACATCGAACGGATTTTTAGATAACTTACTTTCAGGATTATTAGGTCCTAAAGGTACAGTAGCGGATTGGCAACATGCAAGTAGATTGTATGTTGATAACGATTTACGATTTGCTCCCAAACAAAAGTTTCTATATCATGTATATTTTCAATTAGATCCTGTTGTAAGATCTATTCTACCTTCATTAAAGGATAAGCATAATTTAGAAATAGGTATGCTTGTTAAATCAGCAGACCTTCCTAAATTTACTGCTATTGTAGAAACTAGAAACAAATACAATAGAAAAAAGAATGTACAAACAGGCATACAATACGAACCAATTAATATTTCATTCCATGACGATAACTTTGGTGTAACTACTGCATTATTAGAAGCATACTATAGATATTATTTTGCAGATGCAAGCTATGGCAGAAACCCTGGTGCTTATAACAAAGCAGGAGCAGGCGACAACACATATATGGGTAGTGGCAGAAACCAATACAAATATGGTTTAGACAATGCTATTAGTGTACCATTTTTTAAGAATATTCAAATATCGCAATTAGCAAAAAAATCATACACAACGTATACTATTGTTAATCCAATAATTACAAACTGGGCACATGATACTGTAGATAATGCAGATGCGTCAGGAACAATGCAAAATAATATTACAGTTGCATATGAAGCAGTACATTATTCTAGAGGACGAGTATCAGCAGGTTCTGAGGGTGAACCAACAGGATTTGGTGACGCTTCACATTACGATAGACAACCATCACCAATTAGTTTATTAGGTGGTGGACAATTAGGTATTGATGGAATATTTGGCGCAGGCGCTGACTTATATGATTATATTTCACAAGGTGAAAACTTTGGTAGCCCATTAGAAGCGGCATTAGGTGCATTCCAATTAATAAGAAATATTTCAAATTTAACTCCAGAAGGTGTAGTAGATGATTTAACAGGACTTGCTGGAGATGTAATACAAGATGCAACAGGAACATCAGTAAACATAACTAGTGGTTTACAAAATACTGTTGTTCCAAAGTCGCAAGGTCCGGGTGGAAATAATAATACAACACAAACACAACCTTCTACTATCTCAGCACCCCAAAGTGAAAATTCTCAACGACAAAATCTACTTGCTAATCCAGCACAGTTAGATGACACAGCAAGAAATATTTTTCTAAATGATTATTTAAACGATGGAGGCGCCGATGGCATTAATGGTGCAAACGCGGCCTGGAAAGCATTACCCGCAGGTAGTCAACAACTATATAAAGATAAAGCATTGGATCAAACAACATGAGCGGATTACCTATAAGAAATATTTCTAAACAATCTGACAGAGATGTTACATTATTCTTTGACAAATATTATTCTAAGCCTATTAGTTTAACAGATAATGAATTAACTACAGTACTTGGCTTTTTTGAATCAAGAGGCTTTGACAAAACAGCATCATTAGCTGTAAGTACAGTTCTTGTAAAACAAGCAAAATCAGATAACGTTGATGTATATACATTGTTACAAACATTAAAAGGACTTGATGAATTAAAACTTAGTGCAGTTATTGCAGAGATATTAAATTACAACAGAAAGAAAACAAGTGCTGTTGGATTTAAAAGAGATCAAACAATTATAAAATATGAAAAGAGAAACATAATTGAAGGTACCCCAGAGCAAATATTCATAAATACAAACGTAGCAACAAATTTCAGTGCAACTGGATTTACGTTAGACTCAGGAACAATTACCTTTGACGGGGACGAATAAATGGCAAAACAACTTATTAACATAGGTGTATCACCTAATGATGGAGCAGGCGATAGCTTACGTGACGGCGGCGACAAAGTAAACGATAATTTCAATGAAGTATATTCAATATTAGGCGACGGCAGTAATTTACTAAACACCGATATAGACTTTGGTCCAAATAAGATATTTTATAGTAATGTTTTTGCTACAGAAGCAGATCTAAATGCAATTAGTGCTTCTACATATCACGGCATGGTTGCACACGTACACGAAACTGGTGCATTATATTATTCACATGCAAACGTATGGCGTAGATTATTAACATCAGATCCAGCAGGCAATATTTCTAATTATACTGATCCATTGAACGCTGTTGCTTACTCAGGTAATTATGCAGATTTAACAGGCAGACCAACATTGCCATCAGCAATTACAGATTTAGGAATTACAGACGGCAGTGCAGGACAAGTACTAAGCACAGACGGTACTGGTAATTTTATATTTAGAAATGTTGAAGCTACTAGTATTGATTTTATAAATGTTACAAACAAACCTACAACTATTGCAGGATATGGTATTAATGATGCATTCAATGGACAATATGCGGCACTTACTGGCGCCCCTGAATTGTTTAGTGGAGCATATGCAGATTTAACAGGTAAACCAACAATACCAGTAGATGTAAGTGATCTAACTGATACTGGCAGTGCATTATTTGATGGCTCATATAGTAGTCTAACTAATACACCAACAATACCTTTAGATATAAATGATTTAACAGACACTAGTAACTTACTATTTTCAAGACAATACTCAGACCTAGTTAATATTCCAACATCGTTTGGTTCATTGACGGCTATTAGTATGGCACTAGGTGTAAACGTTGACGAATTTAGTAACGATGAGACTATGGCTGATAACAGTGCAAGTGCATTGGTTACTGAACGTGCAGTTAAAACTCATGTATCAAATCAACTAGCAGGAAGAACATTATTAAACTTAGGCATTGCTGAAGGTACTAATGGACAAGTATTAACTACTGACGGCGCTGGTACATTTTCATTCCAAGATCCAGGTGATCAAATAGGAAACTTTACACTAGCATCTAGTGTAATTGATACAGACGATTCAAGCGGTATTACAATTACTCCAGCAGTAACAATAAGCAGTGATCTTGCTGTAGAAAATGACCTTACAGTTAACAACGATTTAACTGTTGCAGGTAACATTATAGCAACTGCTCCAGGTGATCCAGAATTATACTCAGAAGCTAATATTAAACTTACTGCCGCAACAAGAGTAGAAGTAACACAAAGTCCATTTAGATTAGCTAGTTTTACAAATGCACAAAGAGATGGACTAACACCTGCACTTGGAGACACAATTTATAACTCCGAAACAGGCAAGGTTCAAGCATATGTAGCCGACACAGGAGACAGTACCACTGGTTGGGTAGATTTACATTAAAGGTAAAGCATGGAAAAATATTATGTTATAAATGCAGTATCTAAAGATGCATTTGATAAAGTACACGAATATCTTACTACTAGCACATCAATTAGTAATGTGCCTGACAGAGAAGTTATTTGTGAAAATTATACATTACAAAGTTCAACAAGAGGTACATACATGCTTACTGATGCTGAAAAAGCAGAAGTTGAGCAACTACCAGAAGTTGAATACATAAATCTTGATGTTGCACGTTATCCAGAGATGCAAATTCCTGCAGATCAATTACGTTGTGATCTTCCACAGAAAAATAGATACACTAGCAATGTAAGAAATTATCTTGCTTATGGTCAAAACTATAGCGGAACAACAAATGTCGACAATGGCGCAGTAACAAGTCAACTGTTGCGTATGAGACAAAAAGCAAATCCTTGGGCAGGCGGAGATAGGTCAGCAGTAGTAGAAGACATTCCTGCACAAAGAGGTACAGGCAAAGATGTTGATGTTATTGTAGGCGATAACGGAAGCTGGATAGGACATCCAGAATTTATAAATGACACAGTTAATTCAGGTGCCGGAAGTGAAGCTGGCATAGTTCCACAAGATTTTATACCAGGCAATCCATTAAGTATTAGAGACGGCAGAGATGCAGGCAATGCTACTTCTCCGTTATGTAACGTATTAGATTTAGTATTAGATAGTCCATACTATATTGACCCTGATTATTTTAATGCAGATGCAAGTAATAGATTAATTACACGTTGGGACGGTACTGTTGTTCCTGGAGAAAGTGTATCAAGAAGTTGGTGGGCAAATAGTTCTAATCGTTCAGCAAAGTTTGCAAGTATTGGTACTGTAACTATACCAAGCAATTATACTAGAAACAGAGCTCATGGTTCAAATACTGTAGGACCAGGCGACGGAACACACGGAACACAATGTGCAAGTTTAACATTTGGTAAAACACATGGTTGGGCATATAATGCTAACAAGTGGGTTGTTGATGCATATGGTTCTTCGTTTTTAGGATTCGAACAATACTTTGATGTAATGAAAATATTCCACTTACACAAGCCTATTAATCCTACTTACGGACAACAAGATCCTACTATTAGTTCTAATAGTTGGGGATTTCGTGTATCAACTAGGACTAGTGGTTATTCTAATTTTAGAGGTACTGACTATCAATTTACTACTAATACTAATGCAACTAACAATTATCGTGTTATAAGAACTAATGGCGATGGCCGTGTAAAACATTATCCTAAACCAAATAGTTTATTTACAGCATCAAATGAATGCGCAGACGCAGGTGTAATATTAGTTATGGCCGCAGGTAATGACAGCCAACAACAGGTGTTACCAGATCATCCTAATTGGGATAACTTTCACTGGAGTTCAAGTGGTGCAACTATAGACGACACTAATCAAATTGAATTAGGAAACTATTACAATGCATATGCATCTGTAAACAGACCTGGTTGGCCACAATGTGTTGGACCAACAGCTGATAATAGATTTAAAGCAATTAATGTTGGCGCACTAGATGATGACTGGAGTGAAGGTACTGCTATAGGTAGTATTGACAACAAGGCATATTATAGTGATTGTGGTCCAGCAGTGGATTTTTATGCACCAGCAGATGGTACATTAGGCGCGGCTTCACCTAGCGATACTTCTAGTATTGTACCTAGATTTGATAATACTTACTCAGGTTTAACAGCAGATGGCGGAACAGCAGAAGATACTTATTTTAACGGTACTTCAGCCGCATGTCCAGTTGCATGTGGATTCTTAGCAACTGTATTAGAACACAACAGAGGCTGGGATTGGGAAAATATAAAAGATTATGTTAGTAATACTTTAGAAGAGCAAGACGCTACTACTATGTTTATTGGTGACGACTATTCAGACCCTTTTGATTCAGGATGGCTACAGACTAAAAGTTTAGCAGGTTCTGCTCCAATAATTTTATACGAAGGTCCTTATACATCTAGTAATCAAGGGCCATCAGAAATTAGAGGTCCTTTAAATTTCAAAGGCGGCCTATCAATAAGATTTAGCAAATGATATGGGTAGATTTGCACAAGGAAAATTTAGTCCAAAAAATCCAGACAAATATATAGGATCAAGAACTCCAACATATAGATCAAGTTGGGAATTTGCTTTTATGAAGTTTTGTGACGAACATCCTAGTGTTCAACAATGGGCTAGTGAAGCAGTACAAATTCCATATAGACATCCATTTACAGGTAAGTACACAGTTTATGTACCTGACTTCTTTATTGCTTACGGTGGTAAAGATGGTAAGCAACGTGTAGAGCTTATCGAAGTCAAACCAGAAAATCAAACAGTTAAAGAAAAACTTGGAAAGTCTAGAGCTAACCAAGCACACTATGTTATTAATCAGGCTAAGTGGGAAGCCGCAAGAATATGGTGTAAGCAAAAGAAAATATTTTTTAGAGTAGTTAACGAGGGCGACATATTTCATAAAGGACGCCGTAGATGAATATATCGTTTGTAAACCATAAAGGTGAGCGTTATACATTTGTACACATTCCAAAAACAGCTGGCAAAAGTATTAGTGCATATATCTTTAAACATGGAAAAGAAATTTGGTCACCACATGAGTTATCACATGCAACACCGAGTGACTTAGAATCACTAAATGTACCATTAGGAGAAACTTTTGCAGTTACTAGAAATCCGTATTCAAGAGCAGTTAGTTTATATAGATATTTGCATGAAGTAGATATAAAAAAACTTGCAAAACAATCTGACAAGCACTTTGGCAAACAATCTAATTTAGATTGGTATTCTAGATGGAATAAAGAAAATAACATTAAAACGTTTAAGCAGTTTTGTAATTTATTACCGTATGTTCCGTTAGGTAGTTTACAACACCCTTACAAAAATGTAGATCGTCTTTTTAACTTTGAACAAATGGATCAAGTGAACGATTATTTAAAGCGTATATTAGGGACAACAGAAGATATAACGCATTTAAATAAAACTGGTAATAATCAATATAAGAAGTATTATACAAAATACAATAGTGTAGAAACAGTATATAACGCATACGAACAAGATTTTAATTTACTAGGGTATTCTAAAGATATAAATATCATGTATAATAACGGTGTATTACTATGACAAAGAAACTAGAAGAACTATTAGATTTGCCTGATTCTAAAGATATCATTAATGACGCTAAGTCAAAAGATAACGAGTCAAAAAAGCAAGCCGCAATAGTTGAACAACAAGATACATTTAATACCATGGCTGATTTTGATAAGATCGCCTCTGCATTACCAGCTGTAAAAGGATTAGGTGATAAAGCAGATAACGAACTAGAAGATATTGCTCAACGTGCATTAGATGCTTATGATGATTTAATGACTCTAGGCATGAATGTAGAAAGTCGTTATAGTGGTAGGGTTTTTGAAGTTGCAGGTAATATGTTAAAAACAAGTCTTGATGCAAAAACAGCAAAAATGGACAAAAAATTAAAGATGATTGAGCTTCAACTCAAAAAACAAAAGATGGATTCAGACACTAATAACGGAAATGACGGGCTAGTATCTGGAGAAGGATATGTTGTTACAGATCGCAACAGTCTATTGGAACGCCTAAAAGGCTTAGATAAAGATAAATAACATATAATAGGAAATTAACGATGAAATCATTTAGCGATATATTAATAGAATCAAAGAAAACTTATAGCTTTTTAATTAAAGTTGCAGGTGAGCTTCCTGAAAATTGCGAAGCACAATTAAAAACGTCTTTAGAAAGATTTAGTATTGAAAGTATTTCATCTATGAAGAAGACTCCAATACAAGAATCACCTTTAGATTTTCCAACATTAAAAAATATGGAAGTACAGACTTGGGAAATAGCTGTTAACTATCCTACAACAAAACAAGTATTAGAAAATTATATTGCCGCAAATTGTAATATACCAGCGGCACATATAGTAGTTAGAGTTCCAGGTGAAGTACTAGAATTACAACAAGAACCAAAAAATGAAGAACCATACGAATCAGTGTTGAATACAGAAGACATGGGCGGCGAAAGCGGCCAAGATAGCGTAGGTGAAAATCGTGTTATGGACCTGTTAAAAGAATTAGAAGTTGCTCGTAAGGAAAGAGAAGTTGATCCTGTAGCTGGTGTAACAGCTGGAGAGAGCAAAGACATAACATCTGAAACAAATAGCAAAAGTCCAATAGGGAGTTAATTATGAGCAATATGCTAGATATTTTAAAAAACTTTGATGATGCAGGAGCAGGCAAGAAGCCAGCTAATTCCGCAGATAAAGGTAGCATGAAAGCTATTTTAGAATCAATACAATCAGTAGAAGAATGTGGCGACATGCCAGCAACAGCAACTGAGGCACCAATGATGCCCGGCGCTGGACAAGGTGAAGTAACAGTAAATATTACAGCATCAGGTAAAGAAAATGTTGCAGATCTTATTTCAATGATGCAACAAGCGGCAGGAATTGACAGTGCTCCGCAGTTACCAGTAGTACATGATCATGAACCAGAAATGGAACTACCAGCAAAAGGACAAGAAATGGATATGGCAACTATGCGTTCTATTATGTCAGCTGGTGAAGATGATGAGGCTCCTGCAGAAGAAGAAGCATCTGAAAATTGGGCTAACTCACCAGACGAAGAGTATGGCAGTGAAGATGATGTTATTGCAACAGGCGATGATTTACACAGACCAAAAGATAGAAAAGCAATCCGTGTAAAAGATCCAGCTGTTGAGTCAATTAGAGATCAACTTTGGGCCGCACTAAGCGAAAAGAAAACTGCCGAGGGTAGAGGCGCTATAATGGCTGGCAGAGGACGTGGTAAAAAGAAGTTAAAAGCATCACGTGGTAACGAAGACATCAAGACAACCGAGGGCCGAGGAAAAGGCCGTGGGAAGAAAAAGTCAAGAGGTTAATTGGGAAGAATACTTCCAACACATTAAACCTGTATGTCCTTGGAGCGGAGCCGCTCTCAAAAAAGGCGA